TGCATCTCTATGTTTGTTCCGAACCAGCCAGGACTGGCCGTGACTGGCGCTGACCAGCTCGATGCAGCTCCGACTGGCCGGGAGCAGCCCCGGTTGGAATCGGGCCGGTTGGGGGGAAACAGTTTTGGGCCAGTTGTGGCTGCCTGGGCGGAGCGTCACCTAATGCCTTTAATGCCTTGGCAGGTGTACGCGGTGACCGGCATGCTGGAACACGACGGCGGTGTGTTGTGCCGGCGTGAGGCGCTGGTGTCTACGGCCCGTCAGCAGGGCAAGTCTGTTCTGTTGACGTCGATGATTGGGTGGTGGCTGACTGAGCATGCCGCCAACTTGGACCGACCCCAGCACGTGTTGTCTACCGCTAACCAGCTCGATCGAGCCGAGGCAATCTTTAGCACCCTGGCCCCGATTCTGGTGGAGCGGTTCGGCGGGAAACAGATCCAGCAGATTGGCCGCAAGAAGGTCACTATGCCGGACGGGTCAACGTGGGAGATTCGGGCCGCGTCAAGCAGGTTGCACGGCGGGTCGTACGACCTGATCGTGGTGGACGAGCTGTGGAACATCAGCCCGGCCACCATGGACGAGGCGCTGCGGCCCTCGATGATTGCCCGACCGAACCCGTTGCTGGCATGCTTTTCCACAGCTGGGGACATGTCAAGCCACAGCATGATTCACATGCGGGAACAGGCGTTGGCAGACATTGACAACGGCAACCTGACCGACACCTACTTTGCTGAGTGGTCAATGCCGATGGGGGCCGACCCCAAGGACGAGCGCTGGTGGGGTTGGGCCAACCCGGCGCTGGGCACCACCGTCACCCTGGAAGCGTTGCGGGCCGCGTCTAAAAAAGAGTCGTTTTTGCGGGCGCACCTGAATCAGTGGATTACGACCAGGGGCGCCATGCTTGACCCGGGCGTGTGGGAGAGCTGCACCACCGACCGCCCAATGCCGGGCGGCGGCGTCCTCGCCATTGACTCATCGGTGGACGAGGCCCGCTACGTCGGCACCCGCGCCACCGTTGTTGACGGGCAAATCATGGTTGACGTTGAATTCGTGGTCGACTCCGAGGAAGCCATGTGGGACGAGGTCGCCCGCGTCATGACTGACCGCACCGTCAACCTGGCGGTGACCCCAACCCTGGAGATTCACCTGCCGCCCGAGTTGGCCCGCCGCGCCGGCACCGTCGGCTACGGGGAACTCATCAAATACACCAGCCTGGTGCGCGGCATGATCCAGGAAGGCCGCGTCGTGCACACCGGGGCGCGCACCCTGTCCGAGCACATGAACCGCGCGGTCGGTGTCAAGACCGCGCAGGGCTACGTCCTGTCGTCGCAGAAATCGCCCGGCCCGATCGAGGTGGCCCGCACAGCTGTCTGGGCCATCGCCCTTGTAAGCCGTCCGCAAACAAAACAGAAACCCATGCTTGTAGTTTCCTAGTGCTGTATGGTGACCACGGCGGCCCCGTGTCGGGCGGTGGCCACCACATCGAGACATGGCACTGTTTACACGCAAAGAAACCAAAGCGCAGATTTCGCCGGCCGAGCCGGCGGTGCGCGCAGCTGTCGGCGGGTACAACCCCAACGCCGCAGGCGTTTCCCTTATTGGCCAGTATTACACCTACCAGGAAGGCGAGGCCCGCAACCGCGCCATGCAGGTGCCAGCCATCAGCCGCGCCCGCGATCTTCACGCAAGCGTGCTGTCGTGCATGCCGCTCAAGATGTACCGGGAACGTTGGAACGCTGACGCCCGCGAAATGGAAGACGAAGACCTGGCGCCCCGGTCGTGGCTGCGCCGGCCCGACCCGTCCATCAGCTACGAGACGTTTGTGTCTTGGCTGTTTGACGACCTGTTCTTCTACGGCCGCGCATTTCTGTACGTCACCAGCCGCACCCAGGACGGTTACCCCGCGTCGTTTACCCGACTGCCGACCGGCTCGATCACGACTCCCGACCAAGTCGGCCCCGTCTGGTACGCACCCAGCAACGAGCTGTACTTCAACGGCGAAATGCTCGACCCCGCAAACGTCGTGCAATTCATCGGCGCAAGCCAAGGCCTGATTTACAGCTCAGAGCAAACAATCGCCACCGCCCTACGCATTGAGGACGCCCGGCTACGCAACGCCGCTTCTTCAATACCCTCAGGCATTCTCCGTCAGGTCGGTGGCGAACCTCTCAGCGCCCAAGAACTGGCCGACCTGTCGGCGGCGTTCAACGCGGCCCGGTCATCCAACCAGACCGCCGCACTAAACGAATTCCTGACGTACGAACCAACGTCAGCCACCCCAGACAAAATGCTGCTGATTGAGTCGGCCCAATTTTCAGCGCTGCAAATGGCACAAATTGCAAACATTCCGCCCTACCTGTTGGGCGTCCCGACCGGCTCATACGCGTACACAAACAGCAAAGAGTCCCGCTGGGATCTGTGGCTGTACGGCACCAAGAGCTACGCCGAAGTCATCGCGTCTACGCTCAGCTCCAACAGCATCCTGCCGAACGGCACCTACGTTGCGTTTGACTACGAGGCGTATCTGGGCGAAATGGACGACGCAAACACAAGCCGAGAAATGATTGAAGAAAACACCCAGGAGGAAATCGCATGATTCGCTTCACGTCAGATTCTGTCAGCGTCCAAGCAGCCAAAGGCGACGACGGCGAGCGCCGCATTGACGCCATTGCCGTGCCCTACAACGTGTTTGCCACAGTGTCGGGCGGCCAGGAAGTCATGTTCAAGCCGGGCAGCCTGCCGGTCGACGGCAAGGCACCCCGCGTTTTCATGTACCACGACTCCAGCAAACCGATTGGCATCGTGGCTGAGCGCGTCGACACCGACGAAGCCATGCTGGCTTCCATGCGGATTTCGCGCACCGCGCTGGGCGACGAGGCGCTGGTGCTTGCAGCCGACGGCGTCATGGACGTCTCTGTCGGTGTCAACCCGGTCGAGTACACCGAAGACAAACAGGGCCGCATGATTGTCACCAAAGCCGAGTGGATGGAATTGTCACTTGTTCCCATACCAGCGTTCGCAGGTGCTACTATCACCGAAGTAGCCGCGCAAGCAGCGACAGACCCCGACGAAACCGAAAACCCCGAAGTTCCACAGGAGGAACCCATGGAAGCCACACCCGCACAGGCAGACGTCGTCGAGGCAGCTGCCATTCCCACCCCGGCACTGCCGGCCCAGCCCAAGCGCAAGTTTGCCATGCCATCCGCAGGTGAGTACCTTGCCGCGTACCACATCGGTGGCGACACGTTCCGCCGCGTCAACGAGGCGTTCGTCGAGGCCGCCCGCGAAAAGCAGACCGCCCTGCAGGCCGCAGCCGGCGACGTCCTCACGACCGACACGCCCGGTCTGCTCCCGGTGCCAGTGCTCGGCCCCGTCTTCCAGGACTTGAACTACATCAGGCCGGTGGTCGCAGCCGTGGGCGCTCGCGCGTACCCCGACGGTGGCAACAGCAAGACGTTTATCCGTCCGACCTGGACGACCCACCCGTCGGTCGCGTCGCAGTCGCCTGAGCTTAGTGCCGTGTCGGCCACCACGCCCGTGATTGCGTCCAACGTCGTCAGCAAGACCACGCTTGCCGGTCAGGTCACCCTGTCCGTGCAGGACGTCGATTTTACCAGCCCGGCTGCCATGGAAATCATCCTGCGCGATCTCGCTGGCCAGTACCTGCTGCAGTCCGACAACGTCTGCGCCGACGCCATCGCCAGCGGCGCATCCGCCTCGGGCAGCACCTGGACGGTCACTGCAAACGACCCGTCGTCGCTCATCTCAGCGCTGTACGACGCCGCCACCGACATTCTTGACGCCACCAACTTCCTGCCTGACCACCTGTTCGTCAGCCCGGACGTGTGGAAGAAGCTTGGTTCGCAGCTTGACGGCGACAAGCGCCCCATCTTCCCGTACGCCGGCGCAGCCGGTCTCATGGGCGTCAACGGCATCGGCTCCGCAAACATCACGGTGGCCAACACGTTCAACCCGTTCGGGCTGAACCTGGTGGCAGACCGCAACTTTGCAGCCGGAACGCTTTTCGTCGCACGCGGCGCAGCGATTGAGTTCTACGAGCAGATCCGCGGCCTCATGAGCGTCGAGGCACCTGGCACCCTGGGCCGCACGTTCAGCTACTACGGCTACGTCAGCACGTTCATCGCGGACGCCGACCAGGTCAAGTACATCGTCGTTTCCGGCTGATTTACAGCTGAGGTTTCGACATGGCCGTGTTCACCGTTATTGCGCACCAGCGCCTTGACGACTACGCGGTCGTGCAAACCCTCACAAACACCGACATTGAGCCTGGCCAGTCCATCACGCTGGCCGGGCTTGGTCACGGCCTCAACGGCACACACACTGTCTTGTTCTGCCCGCAATACCAATTTGACGGCATTGAGGGCACGACCGGCGAATGGATTTACAACCCTGAGGTGCCACGCGCCAACCAGGTGTTGTTCTACGACCCGGGCGACGATCTGCAATTCAGCACGGCCGTACCGACAGGCACCCTCACCTGGACGTTGACCTGCACATGGGTCACAAACGCCAACGTGGAGGAATGGCTTGGCATTGCCGTCGCCACAGCAAACGACACCGCGTTCATCACCAAATGCACGGCCGCAGCCAACGCGTTTGCGTACCGGCGCCGCGTCGAGTCTGGCTATTTGCAGGACAGCCTGGCAACTAGCCCCGGCGGCGACGTCACGCTAGGCACAATCATGTACGCCGCCCTGCTGTACCGCGAGCGCGGATCTGCGGACTCGTTTGCATCGTTCGATTCCATGGGTACGTTTCCGGTGCCGTCAGCCCTCGGGCGCATTCTGCAGTTGCTGGGTGTTGGCCGTCCGCAGGTCGCGTAATGGCTGCCACCGG